CCAGATTTCTACTAGCATCAATGACTGATGTGCCACCAATAGATAGTGATGTTAGATTTGCGGTACCAATATTTTCTATATTTCTACTGTCATCAATGACTGTTGTACCTGAAATTTTTATCGCCATCCTCGTTCTCCTTTTGAACTATTAGCTTTTCTTTATTTATAAAAATATCACTTTGTTGTCTTTTTCAATTCCTCAATTTCATCTTTCAATTCTTTAATAGCCTCTACAAGAACTCCAACTACGTTTCCATAGGCCACAGTTTTCATTCCAGACTCATCTTCCCTAACAACTTCGGGTATGATATTCTCAATTTCTTGGGCAATAAATCCAACCTCTTGCGACTCTTCTCCAAGACGATTATAATATACGCCTCTTAACTTCAACACTTTCGCTAAAGCGTTATCTACTGTTATGACATTTTCTTTAATTCTCAAATCAGATGTTGAATTGAAGTTTGGTGCGTTTAGATCACCAGTCATAGTGTCACCAGTTACGTTGACGTATCTAGCATCCGCTTCGGATTTATCGTAATATGAATCGCTTATGTCTATAAGAACTGTATTGCTCAAAGCAGTCAGATCAGACGTAGTAGCAAATTCAAACCATTCTACACCACTGTAACCTTCAAATCCATCAACTTCTGTGTTATAACGAAGCATACCTACATTAGATGGAGAAGGTCTAACGCTGGTGTTTCCAGTTGGAACTGTCAGACTATCTCCGCTGATTAATAATGTATCAATATCCACTGATCCTGTGAATGCGACATTACTAGATTCAACATTAGTTGTCAGGGTACTTATTGTTAGGGTTTTACTTGCACCATTGAAGTCTATATCACCAGAAACAATAAAGTTATTGCTTGATACTGTTGTATTGGCTCCTGTGATGACTAGATCGGAACCAATTGTAATTGCACTATTGCTAACACCCTCTAAATTATCTGCGGATAGCGTGTTGGCACTTAAAACTCCGTTAATAGAAACATTTCCAGTATTGTCACCACCAATCGTAACAACTACAGTTCCCATGTCACCAATAATTTCGTTGGTCTTTGATAGCCAACTTTGAAAAGTGGAATTAGCCGAATTGATCTCAGCTCCAACATAAGATGAAATAGCCATTAATCGGTCCTATCTAATAATACTTTTAACATTTCTTTTATTTCTTTAACTTCACTTTTTACATTGTCTAACTCAGAGCGCAGATTTTCCGCGCTCTGGAGTCTTTTTTTCATCATCTTATATTGTTCATACGCTTCTCTATTATTATTTATTAGAGCGCCTGATCTAGGGTCTTTCATATAATCGCGATTGTCAGTCTTTATCATGATACGGCAATCGCTCTCATGTCTCTAATCCTAGGCACAACACTATGATTTTCAGATAGCATCACAATCTTCACTGCGTAGAATTTGAAGTCATTATACACGGCACCATCTGGGTCTGTGTATGTAAATGTACTTCCAGCAGCTAGATAAGCACCGCCGCCTTGAGGTTGAACATTCTCACCAAGAACGTATTCAATTTCTCTGAAATCAAATCTATCTGCAGTGGAGCTAACTGTATCAGTCTTGTCTCTTTTTTCCAACTTAGTCCATGCGATACAGCGACAATCGTCAAACTCATTCGGGTCAGTAGCTGATTGAAACTTAACCCAAACTTCTACATCTGTACCAGGCGGAATGTAAGATGTGACAAGAACACGAATGTCTTCAGCATCTAATCCATCAGCTAGTTCAACCTTTTTAGAGATAAACTTAGATTTGGCTAGGCCATCCAGAGTTCTCTCGTTTGTTGTATCATTGTTTATCAGATACTCGTAGAAAGTTGCGTTAGAGATGTCGTAATCTACAAAAGGCGAAGATGTGGAGCTTACTGATTCTAAGTCAAGAACCAATTCTAGCGAATTAACACCAGCATCATCTACTATTTCATTTGATCTACTTTTTATGTAAGTAGGTGTAGAAGTGAAATAGTTACTATCATCAAATACAAGTTTTTTGTAGTATGATCCAGATGCCCCTTGCAATCTATGAGCCGATAGCTTAGTGTTTGTGCTAATCGTGTTGGTTCTAAGAATGTTTGGTTGCATATAACTAATTGAAAGATTATCAACAGTATTAATTGTACCAAACGCTCCAGATTCAACTCCAACTACCGTGGTGTTAGCTTCAAAAACTAATCCAGTTTTAGCTGAAGAATTGTCGACAATTAGTAACTTAGGATCATTATTGTTGTAATACGACACTTTACCAGTTACCGTTTTAAAGTGCTGACTGATACCATTAGCAACAGGAATGCCACTAACAATCAAGTTTGTATTATCTACAATAGAGTCAATTTTAAATATTTGCTTGTCGTCATTAACATCAGTGACAATAATGTGTTCACCTTGCTCATATTCACTTTCAAATAGTGTACCGGTTCCAACGATGGTTGTGTTACCTGCTGTGAATGCTACGTTACCTGTCAAGAATGTATTAGCATTGTCAATATAAACTAACTCGTTTTCAATGAATAAAACATCTTCGCTAGTATCAGTCAACTTCAGGAACTCGTTATCTAGATTAGTAAATCCAATTTGACCAGAAGTTGTATAGAATTCAGCTTTATACAAAGTAAACTTCAGATTTTCGTCCTGATATGGCGTCCATGTTCTGTTATTGGAAGACGTGAACAGAACACCAGAGTTTGTATCTTGATTTACACTAATACCTGTGTCAACGTCTGTGTTACCAGTTCTACTGATCCACATACGATAGTTCGGATCATTTGCTGCGGGAATAATACATACAGCATATTCTTGCGCAGTTTTCAGCGAAACTGGAGCCTCAAAGTAAACTCTCGATGCGTTTGATGCTGTTGTGTTGTTTGCAGTAATGTCACTTGATTCGACGAATACTGAAGAGAAAGGAATTATGCTACCTTCAGGAACACCATTAAGTACTTCTCTTAGTTGAACTGTAACACCATTTACATCACTCTTCTGAGCGAAGAAGAGGTCGATGTATGTCACGAACACACTATCTTCATTTGACTCACTGGAATCAATGATGAAAGTCTGTGACAGTGGGTCTTCACCTGGACCACCATCCAATTGATCACTGGGGGGAGCAAAGATTCTAACTAAATCAGGTGTTGGCGGCGCGGGCACAGGTACAGGTACAGGCTCCGGAGGTGGAGCCGGCAATTCAGGAGGTTGCGGAGGTGGAACCGCATCCGGCACCGGAGGCGGAAGTGGTGGCACCGCCGGTGCATCAGGAGGTAGAGGCGGCGGCACAGGAGGTGGTGGAGGAGGAGGTAGAACCCTGACAGTTGTTGCTGTTCTACTGTCTCTAGTTGTAGTAGACGAAACTCCAATCTCAGGCAGTCTAGTTGAAGCTGTTAAGTTAGTTCTACTTGTAGATACGTTGAAAGCGTGATAAGTCTTTTGCGCATAAGATGTGAGTGATTGTCCAAATTCCGCATAATCATTCACATCCCCGATTTCTAGCTTTCTATCACCAACATAAAAAGTTCCTGCAGGGATTCTGAAAATCGCAAACAGTCTACCGTTACTGTCGGTGCTAACAACATTGTTCGCTGAATATGCGGACGATCTCACCAAAGCACCATTCACGTTTTCGGCATTTGCGACATGCTCATTTACAGAAACTCCGTCAAAGAAGAAGTAATGTCTTGCATTAGGTCTTAGACCAGACACTCTTACTTCAACTTCACGTGATCTCATGAAAGGATTGAAGTTTACGTCGGTCACAAAGTCACCGATACCTTGCGTCACTGTCGCGCCTGTGTTGACCTCCATTTCTCTAACAGTCGTATCTGTGACTGTAGTTGTGGTAGTCGTTATTCTGCGACCACTTTGTCTACGAGAAGAGTTTCTAGAAACCACTTCTGTACTTGTAGATTGAAGTGGAATAAACTCATTTAGCGCTTCACTAAATTCTGTAAATGGCGTGGCCAGATCAAGAGTAAAGTTTACATCTGGTGCTCTTGTTGTATCAACTGTCGTATCAGAATCTGGTTGAATTCTCAGATCACCTCTATAGTAATAGAAATCAGAGGTCAACGATCTTGTATTAGTAGCTGAAGGTTGAGTGATTACTGGTGCATGATCATGCTGTAACACCATACCCTTACCGTAATCTACTGCATTCTGAGCATACGCAACCTTTAAATCAAGAGGATACGATCTAAATCTAGGATGAATTTCCTTATATGCCGGATCAATACTAGCAGAGAATTCGACTGAACTAACTTTAGCGCCAGACAAATCTGTGAAATTGTCTACCAAGATACCGTTTTTAAATCTCTCAAGCCCATTAGAATCTTTTATTGAAAGATCGGTGGCCGACTTTTCTAATAGTGATAATGATGTGTATGTCTCTAGATTTTTGATTCTTTTTTCTAGTTGCTCAATATCATCTACTGTGTAGTTGTCGTTATTCTCTCTTTCAATATAAACAGCGTATTCTTCTCTGTTTATTCTTGATGCTCTGTTGATAGGAATAGATGGAAACGGTCTCACATAAATTAACGCAAGCGTCATAGCCTTATCAGGTTCAGTCGGTGGAATCGGCTCCGCATCTTCGTCACCAGTGATGATTCTGAGTTGACCTCTATTGTTTATGATAAGTCTATCTATTCTACCAAGATAGTAGTCATACGTAGTTTCTAAAGCCTTATTTGGCGATGGAAAGAATATGCTACTTGAGCCAAAAGTTAGAGCATTGCTTGGGTTCTCCGTCGCTCCTGCTATAGTAGCAGAATATGAAGCAGTATTAGCTGCATAAGGTCTAAAGTCTATGGCGTCTCTAAGGTTGATAATACCGCCACTGGAAAGCTCGTACTTTGGAATATCTTCGGTTCTAATCTTATTTGCTGGTAAAGTTGTTGATGTATCATCTACTGGATAACTATTTACAGCAAAGAATGAATTTGTTGAATTAGTTTTTCTGAAAGTCTTAACTTTAACCAAAAACTTATCGCCAGAACTTATTGAAACACCGGCTTTCGTTGCAATATAAGAAAGTCCGTAGTGAGTATCCTTCTGATTACTAAACAATCTGAAGCTGTTTGTCATATCAGTACCAGATTCGCTATAAGCTGTGTTACCTGTTACTTTCCAAATACCTTCTACCGAATATACATCTGATATACCTAAAGAGTATACTCCAGTTGTATTTGCAGTGTTTGTGTCAACATCAACCTTTACATATACAGTTTCAAGTTCTTTGACGTTTGCTGTAGTAACTTCACGCTTTGCATTATAGTATCCAGTTGTTGTCATAGCGGACGTTGGATAAGTATTTGCATCGGAAAGCTGAACTGTAAGCTGTGTTGCGGTGGAAACCGTTACTGTAGCATTAGAACCAGAAATGTCAATAACATCACCAGACGTATATGGACTTATAGTCTCATTTGAAAATAAGATCAAGTCTTGCTTTTGCGTTTCGTTTAGCGTTGATGAAACTGTGTAAGGCCAAGAGTCGCCGACAGGAAGATTGATGGTGATGACACCTCCTGTAGTAGTTTCTAAGTTGTTATTTGCGGCTCTATATGTGTATTCAGTACTACTCAAATCTAAAGATTTGATACTACTCTGACCTATATTGAAAATAGCTTTCTTGAAAGAAGGATCTACGATATTTGTGTTGATTAGTGTGGCGCTACCACTTGCGCCAGAGATTGTAGCAACATCCGAGAAACTCTCACCGCTATTCATTTGAACGTTGAATAGATATGCTCTATAAACGTTTGTATTAACTTTGGTCAATGATCTTATGTATGCTGTACCAATCGTAGACGCACCAGAGTTTACTAGGTTAATCTTTTCCATAGTGTTGATGTTTAGATAACCACTTACATCCTCAACTTCAATGTAGTTACCATAGTTAGAAATGATGTCTTGGTCGGGTACCGTCTCAAAGTCTGTTGCTTTACTGAAAGGAACTCTTATGTGGTTTGTAAACTCTGTTCTGTATCCTTCAACATAAGCAATTCCCGTGCCTATGTCAGCATAAAGAACTTGGGTGTTTGAGGTATCTTGTTCAATCGTGATTGTGAAAGGCTTTACAACGTAGTCGCCATTCTTTTCATAGTCTCTCTTTTCAATCAACTTTTCAAGTTCGTTGTATTGAGTTGTTAATCTTCTTCTAACAACATTACCTGCTTTATATTCTTGTAATGAAAAGAATCTCTCATCAACCTCAGCCTCTTCAAGAGTTCTGGTTACAAGTTTTGCGGTTAGTTTCAAACGGTCTGCACCAGGCGCATTTTCGTTATTAAAGCCATTTGCGTTATCTAATAGAGATTGGTCGATATTGCTATCAATAATTAATTCACTAGTCTCAAAGCCAATTACAACACCGTTTGGTAAAAAGCTGTACTTTGATACAATTGTAATGTCATCGTCAAATCTGATGAAGTGACCTTTTTGAAAAATGATACCATCGCCACATCTAACGCCATAGCCAAACCCTATTGGATTTGCATCAGAATCACCAGCTACGACAATAGTTTCAATAACACTATTGCTGAGATCACGAACTTCTAGGTTTTCGTTTTCATTAAAGGTCTTTACGCCAGATGTTCCAGTGTTTGTGTAACTTAGATATATTGTGTTAAGGTCTGGAGACTGCGATTCTAGTCCTCTGACTGTAGTTGCAATTCTACCAACTAGTCCAGTAACTGTACCAGTGATAGTATAACCTTGTTCATATAAACTTACATCAACCGATTCGTTATTTGTGTTGCGGTCTTTAACCTTTACATAATCTAAAATAGGCAATTCTGTGAAGTTACCACCTTGAATTATAGTACCTTCACTCAAAACATTTGAACCAAATCTTTCAATCTGATTCTGAAGAATGGTTTGCAGTTGTGTAAGTTCTCTAGCCTGTACTGCAACAGAAGGCTTGAATAACACTCTATGAAAATTCTTTTCTTCGTCAAAATCGTCGAAGTATGGTGTTACGTTTAAGTCTTTATCTAAACCCATTTTTACCTCTGTTAAAATCCAATTGTAATATTAATTTTTTCTGATTGATTATCAAGTCTTGTTATTGGGTTGATATTTTCAACGTAAATAACTTTACCTGTGTTATCAATCATCCCTGGTTCTGTTATACTATTTATTAACGCGCGAGTTGTAGATGATTGACCTATAACCTGGTTTAGCACTGATACAGCAAAATCGCCTTCAGTGTCTACCAAATACAATACGTTATTCGCAAACTCGTGTACATAACCTTTAGCACCTGATGCCTGCTGTACGACTAGTTCATCCTTTTGAAAACCAGAGCCAAATGTGACATTCACGTCAAGTTTAACTCTTTGGTCATAAACTTCGTTATTTTGTTGAGCGCTAACTACTTCAAAGGAACTATTTCCTACAGTCAAAGAGTCTGTTGTGCTAAATGTTCCTGTCACGTCTGTGAAAGTCACGATTTTATTTACAGAATCAATGTCTGTTACCTTACCAGTAATTCCTGTTGTGGATTGCGTCAACACATCATCTTCTGAAAGTGAGTCAGTAGTATCTAAAGTTAAAATAGCTTCTCTGAAAACAACATTATTAATGATACCTATTTGTGAAAAATCATTGTTACCAGTTGGCAGTTCTGTATTAGCAAACTCAGTTGAAATTGTAACGTATTTTGAGTATAATTCATACTCTGGATCAGACCCGTGTCCATTTTTAGGTGATATAATAGGTCTAGCAGTAGCTTCAGTAAATGTAACGTCTAAAGCTGCTGTGTTCGCTTCAATACTAACATTACCATACGTGTACCCAGATCCAGGATTGACGATTTCAATATCTTGAACAGAGTTTGCCGAACTTTCAATTATCGCTCTACCTCTAAATCCAGTACCGTCGCCTTCAACTACAATGCTTGGTGATATTTCAAACGTGTCTGCTACACTCACTTGTGTTGCAAATGCTTCGTCTACTAATATGAATCTATTATTACCCTCAAATCCATATTGAGTAATTGTTCTTATTTGCCCCTGCCCTACACCACTTGTGATGTAGATAGCACATCCAGTGTAGAAATCTATTGTGGTGGATAGAGAAGAGTTAATATCATTTTCAATATAAAATTTTAGACTATTTGAATTTACGTTTGCGCTGACAATAGTACCTGTCGTATAATTGTCGTAACCAGATCCAGAAGTTAAAACTAAAATGTTATCTAATGCACCAGGAATAGCTGCGGCCGCGACTTCAGTATTGGATACTAAAGGAGCATAATCTTGTGAAGAAAACTTGTTGTAAACCGATTCTGGGATAGTCGTCATCAATTTCCAAATATATCCATCAGACGTTTGATATAATTCGTCTTCTGGTGAGGTCTGGCTCAAGAGAGGTTTTTGAGTTGACTCCGATCCGTTATTATTATTGATACATTTAAATACGCTATAATCGTTACCTTCTTCGGTTAAGACGAAAAAATCTTTTTCCGATAAATCAGAGTCTTCATTATCATAGATCGCAAATACTTTACCACTTTCCCAAGACACATTTCTTATCATTTTTGACACGTCTGAATTTGAAATGTATTTACCGAATATCATGTTATCATGAATATCGTATAAATTCTCTTGCAAACTATTTCCTGGGACAGGTATTTCATTAACATCGTCGTTTAACGTTTTTCCCGCAAATAAGTAATTAGAGTCAGAGGTCACTGACTGCATGAAATTGTTGCTCAATTGGATATTGAAATTTGATGTTAAAATTCGCAAAACTTAACCCCTTACTTTTTACTATTTATAACGTATCTATCTGGGACTCAACAGTATATGAGCTATTAATATCAGAATACATCTCAACTTTACCAAACAATTCTGTACCAGCAACATGAAGCACGTCTCTAACCGCACTTTCGTATTTATCAAGAGAAATGCCAGAAATGATTTGATAAGAGAATTCTTGATAGAACAAATTATCTCTTAAAAATTGATCGTTTAGATGAGAACTTCTTGTTTCCCAATACCCGAGATCCAAACCTTGTTTGTTGGTGGCAGCTAATCCTAATGCAGCAACAGCTTCATTCTCAGTGTCATAAAGTTCAACACTTTCACCATTTATATAACCATAACCGCTTTTAATTATTTCAACGTCTGCAATTGTTCCGTCTAGAAGTAGAACTTCTGAGGACATTATGGCATTATCACCTGTGATAGAGTTATCGTTGTTTCTAACACTACTTACAGTAGACTCAACTGATGTTGTTTGACCAACAATAGTATCACCTATCTCAAAATCTTGATTGAATGATAGCATTTTAACGTACAGTGTATTAGATTCTGTTTGTGTGATTCTACCTTCAGCGCCACTATTAGAAACTAATATTTCGCCATTCGCAAATAGATCGCTCACATTTGTAGAAGGTGAAATTAAAACATCTTTTTTATTGAAATCTTTTATTGTGTTATTCACAATCTTTACGTAAACATTAGTGTCGTATCCAGTGCCTGGATTGACCCTTGATATCGTTTCTATCTCACCAATAGTCATCTGTCTTGTACTAAGAACATCATCTATAACAGAAAAATAATCACCGTAGGGGTCTTTAGGAAATCCATAACCAGTGATTATTTGTACACTTACATTAGCACCAGTGCCATCGCTAATAGTTATTTCTGGTTCAGAATAGTAGCCATAGCCAGCATCAGTAATCGTTATGTCAGTTATTGCTCCATTTGCATCAGCTACAATCTCACCTTCAGCGGCAATTAAAGGTGTCCCGTTGTTGTATCCACCGCCAGTGAATGTTATAGTAGATGTGTTTGAATACCCACTACCACCATCGGTTATTGTTACGTTTGCGGATAACTTACCAACACCAGAGTTATTTGCGTTTTCTATGTTGATATCTGTGTATTTTACGCCTGCAATATTTTCTTCACCAATCAAGTCTGTGTTGATTGAAACAGTTTCTTGTGTGCCTTGTACGAAAGAATTGAGTTCAAAATTAGCACCAGTTCCTTCACCTATTCTCGTAATCTCTTTTCTCAAAAGTGTTTCAGAACTGTTGATGTAGTTCGTGACTTCTGAAATCACATAAAAAGGATAAGAATTGCCATGGAGACCGACAAGACCAGTGGTTTGTCCAACAACTATACCATTAGCACTAACATCAGACACGCTTGATGTTGTGTATGTATGAGTATTTGCGATACTTATCTCAACAACACCAGATGCTTCTATCGTATCAATCGTGTTAATAGTTTTTGTTGATTCGCCTCTTATTTTTGTATTAGCAGTAAAATCTTCAGTGCTTGTCTTATTGATAATGATGGATGTGTTTGTAGAGTCAAGAATAACACCGACTGCGCCATTTGAGGTATAATCAACCGAAAAAATCGTTGTATTAGCACCTGAAGTCTTACCTTCAATATCTAAACCTGACTTGAAGTCGCCAAAAACTTCAATCACCGAGATGGTGTTATTGTTTGATACTGCCGTGTTTGTACTTTCAATCACACCGTAAGCAATATTAACAAAAGCGCCATTATAATCTTCTCTCTGAAGAACGATCTCACCAGGTGAGAATGATGTGGCGTCAAAAACAGTAAGAGTGGCCTCAGCCTCAGATTTTACGCTTTCTCCCAATTTAAATATGTTAGTATCAACTAAATTCAATTCTGTCTGAGTAGAGAATTGTGTGTTAGACGTTTGTTCAACTACAATAGAGTTGTTTGATTTTATGTCTACAATAACACCTTCTGCTACTAATGCGCTTAAAGAATCAAAACCTTGAACTACGTCACCCAACTGCGTGTTTGCTAACAAGGTATTGGCTGTATCAATTTGGGCTAACTCTTGATAAACATTTTCATATTCTTGAAACTCTAAGTTCTCATTTATCGTAAAAAGAACAGCTTCACTAATGTAAATTTCAGTGTCTGTTGTATTGTATCCATAACCACCTTCTTTTAGATCAAATGTTACGTTATCGTTTGAACCACGAATAGCTATAACTCTAGCTAGTGCTTCTTTACCATCTGGCGAAACTACTTGAAGAATGTCACCGATAGCATAGTTAGGTCTAATGCCAGAAATTTGAGTTACGTCATTCAAAGACCCTATGATCTTAGGCGAGTTTCTTATTGTACCATCGTTAGTTATAAGTTCGTTTAATTCAAAGTCTCCGCCACTAATGTCTGATAGATAAAGCACATCAATCAATTTTTGATTAACTCGTTTAGTAACCAAACCTTGTACAAATGCAGAAGTGCCTGAATTAGCACCTGTAATTACTGTACCGATGAAATCTTTTGTTCTAGTACTTCTGGATAATTCTATGTATCTAGGCTCTTTCCACACGGAATCTGAGGCCCTAAGAATATCGACACTTGGATAGTATACTGATATGTCTTCATTGAATAAGAGTCTAATGAGAAGTTTTAAAGCCTTTTCAGATCCCTTAGCCCTATACATATCAATTATGTTTTTTACTACAAATCTAGTGTCTGTAGCATATAAGAATGGAAGTTCGTCTAAATACTTTTTCTTAAAGTATGTTACAAATTCTTGAAGTGTAGTGTCAATATCTCTATACTCAAACATTCGTCTAGAGTTATAAAGAGAACTGTTTGCAGTTGTCTCCAAATATTCATAAAATGCTTCCATGAAGTCTACAATGACAGCCCTCTCGGACTCGGTGACTTCAACACCAGGTCTCTGAAGATAGTGATTTGGAAACTGACCTTGAATAAAAGGTGATAGTAATTTTTTTATATCTGCCATATTTACTGTCTTCTAGGAAAAATGTTTACTGCTACATCGCTATTACGAATTTTTATGATTCTATCCTTTGGTGCTAATATATCTTTTGAAGCAAGTCTTGCATAAACATTTATATAGTTTCCATCATAATCTTGAATCGTTAATGGTCGAATGTACACACTACCTGTATTGTAATCAACAGTACCAACACTTCTCTGAATGTATGATAGTTCACCGTTGTTTACACTGACAATATCAAGTGATCCGAGACCATTATCCCTAATGAAAACAGTTCTACCCGAATACACAAAAGATGATGATTCAACGGCAGGCTTAAAATCGTTTAGAGAAGGATTCGCAGAAATTTTATCTACTTCAAGAGCGTTTGAGAATTGTAGAACGTGAAATTCAGAATCACCTCTTTCTGGTGCAATGGAAATTATGGCCTTTACTTTAGTGTCATTTGATAGTATGCTGATCTCAGAATTATCTATGGCCGATACTAGTTTAGAATATCTGAAGTTCTTTTTGAACTCACCCAAATTGTTCGTATCGTATAGAGTGATGGCTCTATTCACGATATTGCTGATAGCACCTTCCGACGCATTTGTCGCATTTGTGTTATAGTATACATTGGTTTCTATATCAACATACATAAATTTCGCAGGTATGATGACTGGTGTAACAGTTACGGCCGTTCTATCAGCCAAATAATTTGTGTATTGAGTTTTCTTAGCATCCGACAATCTCTCTGAGTTATTGTTATAGACTGCTATTACAACTCGACCATATTGCGGCGGGGATAAGTTTTCACCACCATAAACAGCAACAGAGCCAATTTCAGGAAACTGTCTTCGTAATAGAACCGCATAATCGTTTTCTGTGACAGCCCTTTCTTGAATTTGTATGCTTTTTGGCGCAAAGTATCTGATAGATTCAATACCTTCTCTATCTGCACCACCTTGTGATGCTGTTAGAGGTGTGATATTATTAGAGTATCCATTTATAGATGAAACCAAAGAAATGTCCGTTGCGCCATTTGCCTCTTCACCTGCTGATCTTCTATAGATGACGCGAATAACATTACCGCTTGTGGGGTTACTACCAAAAACATTTTGACCGAAGATAATTTCGTATTTGTTTCCTATGTGAGGCTGTAGATAGTATACCTCATCGTTACTATCAACATCATACAAGCTACTTTTAAGTATATACTCAATTTCTTCTA